AAACTGTATCACCTGAATATGACAGCAGCGAGATAGAACAACACGCTAATGTTTTGTTCAAGCCAAACGAAGGACCACAGACAGAGTTCCTAGCGGCGGCTGAACGAGAAGTATTGTATGGTGGTTCTGCAGGTGGTGGCAAAAGCTACGCTATGCTTGCTGACCCATTACGTTACATGGGACATCCACAGTTTAGTGGGCTGCTACTGCGACACACAACGGAAGAGTTGCGGGAACTTATATTTAAGTCGCAGGAGTTGTACCCAAAAATCTGGCCCGGTATTAAGTGGTCAGAAAGAAAAATGCAGTGGACTGCGCCATCTGGTGCAAGATTGTGGATGTCTTATCTCGACAGGGATGATGATGTATTGCGCTATCAGGGTCTAGCTTTTAGCTGGATAGGCTTTGACGAGTTAACACAATGGTCCACACCATACGCATGGAATTATATGCGTTCTCGTCTACGGTCTACTGCACCTGATTTGCCAATATTTATGAGGGCTACGACTAACCCCGGCGGAAGAGGTCATCACTGGGTCAAAAAAATGTTCATTGACCCTTCGCCATATAATAGAGCCTTCGATGCAACAGACACAGACACAGGAGAAGTTCTCCGCTATCCAGCAGGACATAGTAAAGCTGGAAAATCTTTATTCAAAAGAAGATTTATACCCGCAAGACTTTCTGATAACCCATACCTTGCGAATGCAGGTGACTACGAAGCCATGCTTCTATCGCTTCCAGAACAGCAGCGTAGGCAGCTTCTTGAAGGCGATTGGGATATTAAAGAGGGAGCAGCCTTTACTGAGTTTGATAGGCGGGTTCATGTTGTTGAGCCTTTTAGGATTCCTAGCAACTGGGTTAAGTTTCGGGCTTGCGATTATGGCTACGGTAGCTTCAGTGGTGTTGTTTGGTTTGCCGTTGCGCCTTCTGAGCAACTTGTGGTATATAGAGAACTCTACGTTTCTAAAGTCCTTGCCACAGACTTGGCAGATATGATTCTGGATTTGGAAGCGGAAGATGGCAATATTAAGTACGGTGTTCTGGACAGTTCTCTTTGGCATAAGCGTGGTGATACTGGCCCTTCTCTTGCGGAGCAAATGATTAGCCGTGGATGTCGCTGGCGTCCGTCAGACAGAAGCAGGGGCAGTCGTGTAGCTGGTAAGAACGAGATACACCGTAGACTACAGATAGATGAATTTACAGAGGAGCCTAGACTTGTTTTCTTTGATACTTGCACAAACCTCACAGCCCAACTTCCCTCAATACCGTTGGACAAGAAAAACCCAGAAGACATTGACACAAAGAGTGAAGACCACTTGTATGATGCTCTTAGGTATGGTATAATGTCCAGACCAAGGTTTAGTATATTTGACTATGACCCAATGGGTAGACCCGGTGGTGGTATGCAAGTCGCAGACTCAACCTTTGGATACTAAGGAAAAACGATATGAATGAAGATGAAATTATGATCGAAGACGATGCTATCGCACTGGAAGATAGTGATGATACATCTGTTTCAGACGTAGACGTAAGTAACATTATTCCATTTGTATTGGATCGTTATAAGCGATCTGAAGATTATCGTTATGATGACGAACAGCGTTGGCTAAAAGCCTACCGCAATTATCGTGGTTTGTATGGCCCCGATGTTCAATTTACTGAAACAGAAAAATCTCGTGTCTTTATTAAAGTCACAAAAACTAAAACGCTGGCAGCATACGGGCAGATTGTTGATGTCTTGTTTGCTAACCAGCGTTTTCCTTTATCTATTGAGCCTACTGAATTACCAGAGGGGGTTGTTGCCGATGTACATTTTGACCCTAAAGAACCAGAACAATTACGTGGTGAAACTGCTATTTCTAGTCCCTACGGTTTTGCGGGTGACGGAAAAGACTTACCGCCGGGAGCCACAGCGCAGTCCTTACAAGAAAAACTTGGGGTGCTGGAAGGCAAACTGGAACCTGTTGCTGACAAACTAAAAGAGGGGCCGGGTAAGACACCTACCTCTATTGCATTTAGCCCTGCATTAATTGCTGCAAAGAAAATGCAAAAGAAGATACACGACCAGCTAGAAGAATCTGGTGCCACTAAACACTTACGCAATGCAGCATTTGAAATGGCATTGTTTGGTACAGGTGTTATGAAAGGTCCGTTTGCTGTTGACAAAGAGTACCCTAACTGGAATGACGATGGTGAGTATGACCCACTATTTAAAACAATTCCACAAGTAAATCATGTATCTGTTTGGAACTTTTATCCAGACCCAGATGCTAACAACATGGATGAAGCACAGTTTGTAATTGAACGTCACAAGATGTCTCGTACACAATTACGTAACCTAAAGAAGCGTCCATACTTTCGTGGTGAAGTTATCAATGAAGTGATTGCTATGGGTGAAAACTACACTAAGCAATATTGGGAAGATGACTTATCTGACTATGCACCAGAACATGGTGTAGACCGCTTTGAGGTACTTGAGTATTGGGGTATGGTTGATACAGAACTGCTTGAAGAACAGGGTATTGACATTCCAAAAGAACTGAAAGAGTTTGATGAGTTGCAAGCCAATGTTTGGATTTGTAACAACAAACTGCTTCGTATGGTTCTTAATCCATTCAAGCCATCTAAGATTCCATACTCTGCTGCACCATACGAATTGAACCCGTATTCATTCTTTGGTGTAGGTATTGCAGAGAACATGGACGATACACAGACATTGATGAATGGCTTTATGCGTATGGCTGTTGATAATGCTGTACTGTCTGGCAACTTGATTGTTGAGGTAGATGAAACAAACTTGGTGCCGGGTCAGGACTTGTCACTGTATCCGGGCAAGGTATTCCGCAGACAGGGTGGCGCACCGGGTCAAGCTATATTTGGTACAAAGTTCCCTAACGTATCTTCTGAGAACATGATGCTATTTGACAAGGCACGTGTACTGGCAGATGAAAGCACAGGCTTCCCATCATTTGCACATGGACAGACAGGCGTGTCTGGTGTAGGCCGTACAGCTTCAGGTATCTCAATGCTAATGGGTGCTGCACAAGGTAGTACCAAAACAGTTATTAAGAATGTAGACGACTATCTGCTTCGCCCACTTGGTGAAGGCTTTTTCCGTTTTAATATGCAGTTTGATTTTGACCCAGAAATCAAAGGTGACTTGGAAGTTAAAGCACGGGGTACAGAAAGTCTTATGGCTAATGAAGTGCGTAGCCAGCGTCTAATGCAGTTCTTGCAGATTGCAAGTAATCCTGCACTCGCACCCTTTGCTAAGTTCCAGTATGTAATCCGTGAGATTGCAAAGTCTATGGACTTAGACCCCGACAAAGTAACCAACAATATGGATGAAGCTGCACTGCAAGCAGAAATTATGAAGGGCTTCCAGCAGCCAATGCAACAAGAGCAGGGTGGTATGACGCCACCGCCGGGTGCGGATGCAATGGACCCAACAGGTGCAGGTGGTGGTAACGTAGGTACTGGACAGGCTCCTGTGCCGGGTGAACAAGGATTTAGTGCGAATGGACAAGGAAATACTCAGCAAGCTGAAGCCGCTGGTCAGCAACAGCCGCCAGTGGGACAACTTCAATAAGTATTTAGATGTGCTAATTGAACAGCAACATCGTACATTAGAGCAAGGCGATAACACAGTTTTTATGCATCGTGCGCAGGGGGCGATTGCAGTGTTACGTAGTATTAAAACACTAAGGGATGCAGTCAATGGCTAAACGCATGGCAGAACAAATGGAACTCTTTGAGCCAGTAGAACGTGGCTTCAACGAAGGCGGCCTTATGGATGAAGGTGGTATGGTTGATGAGGAATCAGGCAACGAAGTACCACCGGGTTCATTGCGTGAAGAAGTACGTGATGACATTCCTGCTCAGTTGAGTGAAGGTGAATTTGTTTTTCCTGCAGACGTAGTGCGTTACATTGGTCTTGAAAACTTAATGCGTATGCGTCAAGAAGCAAAGCAAGGCTTGGCACAAATGGAAGCTATGGGTCAGATGGGTAATGGTGATGAAGCTGTTGTGCAAGATGACTTGCCATTTGATATGTATGACCTTGACGTAGATGAAGAAGAAGAGTATAATAGTGATGAACTAAAGATGCAAGCAGGTGGTATGGTTCCTTCATACGATCCACGAACAGGTACATACACTATGCCCGGAACAGGTATCGGCGGTTTTCAACCAGCACAACAAATGCCTAATACTGGATTTACACCATACACAGGTACACAACCTTATATGCAACCGTTACAGTATACAGGAACTCAGTATACTACAGCAGATCAAACAACTAATATACCTACCTTTGGTCAAATGGTTGGTTCTGGCTATCAGGGTTCAGAGTTGCGAACTTACGTAAATGATGCAGGTCAAGTATTACAGATACCGTTTGTAGATGGTAAACCTGTTTATCCTATTCCAGATGGGTATAAACCTAAAGGAGATCAATCACAAGAAGAAACTACGGCAGTGACTCCTACTATGGGTCAAACAGGAGTTCGTAATGATGATTCAGGAAGGTCGGCAGAAGATACTGCTGTAACTGTAGCTGGAAAAGCTATAGATGAACAAAAAGACGTGGTTAAAGAAAAATATGCAATATCAGGAAGGCGTGGAATAGATTTACTATCTTTTGTTCCGGGTGGTAACTTTGTAAAAGAAGTTTTTGGATTAGGTGATGTTGCAACCGTGTTTGAAAAAGATCCAGAGGCTATGCCTACTGCAATAGGTGGTCCGTCTGCTCCATTTGGCCCAGCAGATTTATCAGGGCTACCCGGATTACCCATGACTGGATTAGGCGTTCAACCAGTAAAAGGGGAAATTCAACCAGCAGAAGGTCTATTGCCAGCATCTGCTGTTGTAGCACGTAACCTAAAGGCACTTCAAGATTATATAGGCGTAACACCTTCACGATATGCAGGTTATGAAAAAGGGGATTTAGACCCTGTTACTGGTGGTTTCTTTGATAAAAATGGTATTGCTATAGATATAAGAACAGGTGGTCAAGCTAAAAGTGACAATGGAAGTATGAGTTACGCTTCTTTTTCAGATTACAAAGAAGCACTTGATGCAGGTAGAAAATCAGGTTGGCGTGGTGGCGTTATTGACTCAACAACATATTCAGGTTTAAGTAAACAAGGCAAAGTAAATTACGATAAATTTGCTGATATTATGGGTTATCCAAAGGGTGGCGGTAAAGGTCTTGCTGATGAAACAAGAGATGGTGATAGCGGCTTCTCATTTAGCGGCACCTCTGATAAATCTGCAGCAGATTTCGGTAAAGCTGATGTGGCTACTGGCAAAGGTGGCGGCGTAAGGTCAGAAGATTTGGATGCATCATTTGGTGGCGGCGTAAGGTCAGAAGATAGAGATGCAGCAGTTGGTAAAGAGGACAACAGTGACAGCGGAGGCCATACCGGAGGCTCTGCTGCAGATGGAAGTGAGGCAGATACAGGTGGTGGCTACGGTGGATTAGGCCACTAATAAAAATAATCCACAATCAGTTGGCCTACCCATCCCCCACCCCGGCGTGGCTACGTTGGCCCCAACAAAAGGAAGTACAAACAATGGCAGAACAAGCTATTATGGCTGAAGAAATGAAGCCTGAAAAGAAGATTGCGTTTGCAAATCGTAAATACACTAACGAAGAAAAACGCAAAATGGAAGAAGAAGAACTAGAGCAGCTTCTAAAAGAACAGAAGGGTGAAGTAGAAGAACAACCCGAAGAACAAGAAGCTGAACCTGCAAACGCAGAAGAGAAAACATTTAAAAAGCGTTACTCTGATTTACGTAGACACCAGCAACAACAAGCTGAAGAGTTTAAGAAAGAGATTGAAGCACTCAAATCTCAACTCAGCCAAGCTGCACAGAAAGAAATGAAACTGCCTAAGTCTGACGAAGACATTGAACAATGGGCAGCAGACTATCCTGATGTAGCAGCTATCGTTGAAACAATTGCTATGAAGAAAGCACGTGAACAGTCAACAGCACTGGAAGAACGTATGAAAGCAATTGATGAGTTGCAGTCTAGTGCTACTAAAGAAAAAGCTGAAGCAGAACTAATGCGGTTGCATCCTGACTTTGGTGACATTCGTGACAGTGATGAGTTTCACGAGTGGGCAGAAGAGCAGCCTAAGTGGGTGCAAGATGCACTGTATGACAATGACAATGACGCACGTTCTGCTGCTAGAGCCATTGACTTGTACAAAGCTGACATGGGTATTGCTAAAACAAAACCTAAGTCTAATAAAGATGCAGCTAAGTCTGTATCTACAAAAGACTCACGTAGTAAGCCACAATCAGATGAAGCTACTACGTACCTCAAAGAGTCTGCTGTACAAAAAATGTCACCGCAAGAATACGAAAAGCGGTCTGACGAAATTATGGAAGCTATCCGTTCTGGAAAGTTTATCTATGATGTATCTGGCTCTGCTAGATAAAAAAAGTGTTGACAAATAGTTATTTGTAAGTATAACTATAGTCAGATTAGTGTAACTGTGTAGCGCAACATGGTTACACTACTATTCGCAAACAGCCAAGTCTTACGGATTACCTGACGAACATGGCCCGTAGAATAGCAGGACGGCCATCTTGCTAAAATACGCACCCAATGTGAATCAGCCTCCTGATTAGTCTTGCGAGTTTGTATCTGTAAAATGCTACAATAGGAGATTTTAAAATGGCATTTACTTCCGCTGCGGGGTATGGCAATCTTCCTAACGGTAATTTTTCACCCGTAATTTACAGCAAACAGGTGCAACTTGCTTTCCGCAAGTCTGCTGTTGCTGAAGCTATCTCAAACTCCGATTACTTCGGTGAGATTGCTAACATGGGTGATTCCGTGAAGATTATCAAGGAACCCGAAATCACAGTTAAGGCTTATGAGCGTGGTACAACAATCACCCCACAAGACCTTGACGATGAAGACTTCAGCCTGACAATTGACAAAGCTAACTACTTTGCATTTAAGGTTGACGACATTGAAGAGGCACACAGCCACGTTAACTTCCAGTCTTTGGCAAGTGACCGTGCTGCGTACCGTTTGGCTGACCAGTTTGACCAAGACGTTCTTGGCTACTTGTCAGGCTACAAGCAGTCTGCACTTCATGCAAATGCTGACACAGTAAACACAACTGTTAACGGTTCTGTTGCTGTTTCAACTGCAGGTACAGACGAATTGCTTGCCAGCATGAAGCTGGACGCATCTGACTTTAACTCTGGTACTGCGGGTGAAGCGATTGCTATCCTGCCACGTACTGGTGCAGGTGCTGCTCCAACTGCCGCAGGTGATGCAAATCCGTTGCAAATCATTGCCCGTATGTCACGTCTGCTAGACCAGCAGAATGTTGACACACAGGGTCGTTGGCTTGTTCTTGATCCAGTGTTCATGGAAGTATTGAAAGACGAAGATTCTCGTCTGTTTGATGCTGACTTTGGTGGGTCAGGCTTGCAGAACGGCATTGTAAGCAACAACATCCACGGCTTCACCGTGTACTCGTCTAACAATTTGCCAGCACTTGGTACTGGTCCTTCCTTTGCAGGAACAAACAGTGCCGTTAACTTTGGTGTAATTGTTGCTGGTCATTCATCTGCTGTTGCAACTGCAGAGCAGATTAATAAGACCGAAACCTACCGTGACCCTGACAGCTTTGCTGACATTGTTCGTGGTATGCATTTGTATGGTCGCAAGATTCTCCGTCCAGAGGCTCTTGTCAACGCCATCTACCACTTAGCGTAAAGGAGAATAGATTATGGCTACTGTAACTACTCTTGCCTCTACTGCCCGTGGCGTTGGCGCACGGGGTCGTCAGCCGTACATGGTACAGCAAACGATTGATTTGGCTGCTGCAGTAACTGCTAAAGGTTCTGCTCTTGCTGCCAATGACATCATTGAAGCGATTACCGTACCTGCTGAAACACTCATTCTTACCGCAGGGTTTGAAATGACTGCTTCTGTACAAACGGCTGCTGATGGTTGTACTGCTAACCTTGGTGTTACTGGTGTAGATGTTACTCGTTTTGTGTCAGCTTTTGACATTGACGATAACTCTGCTTCTTTGACATCTGGTGTTGGCTATGCAACTATGGCTGATGCATCTGCTCCAATCTTCATCGAAGCTGAAGACACAATTGACTGGGAACTTCAGGCAGCAACTACTGCTCCAACTGAAGGTAAAGTCCGTGTGTTCGCAGTTCTGATGAATATGGCAGACACAGGTGACATGGCTGCTGATGAAGTAGATCGTGACACACTTGCCTAAATAGTTGAGGGGGCAGGGCAACTTGCCCCTTCACTTTTCTTTTGAGGAATCATAGATGGCTACGACATTTTTACAATTAGTAAATCAAGTAAACAGACGTTTGAATGAAGTTGAACTAACTTCTGCAAACTTTGCAAGTGCGACAGGTTTTTATGCACACGCAAAGGACGCTGTTAATGCATCTATTAGATATATAAATCAATCCGAATTTGAGTGGCCTTTTAACCATAATGTAGAAGAATTAACACTAACGGCTAATCAGAGCCGTTATTCTTTTCCTGCTGATTGCAAGGTAATTAACTTTGATACTTTTAGAATTAAAGAAAATAGTTCACTAGGTAATTCTACAACTCGTATATTACCTATGACATATGAAGAATACTTAGATAAATTTGTAGCACAAGAATATAACAACACCAGTTTTCAAGGTGTTCCCACCCGTGTAGTACACGCCCCTTCCCTTGAGTTTATTTTATCCCCAGAACCAAATGCTGCATATGAGTTAGTATATGAGTACTTTAACTTTACTGCTGACTTATCTGCAAACAATGATACAATAGTAATACCTGATAGGTTTGTTCATGTGATTGTAGATGGTGCTATGCACTATGCGTACTTGTTCCGTGGTAATACGCAAGATGCGTTGGTAATGAAAGAAAAGTTTGATGAAGGCATTAAATATATGCGTTCAATGTTGATTAACCGTACACGGTATGTGCGTTCTTATATGATTCCGCAAAACACAGGTGGTGGCCTTAGATACGGATATTCTTCAATAACATAGGGGTAATTTATGGCTGATGCATGGAAAACCTATGCCGTTGAGTTTCGTGGTGGTCTTATAAGTAATCTGTCACCTTTGCAGCAGGGTATTAACGCACCGGGTAGCGCAAGAATACTACGTAACTTTGAACCGTCTGTTGAAGGTGGCTATCGTAGAATTGAGGGCTATGACAAATACGACAGTAATATAATTCCGCCATATGGCGCACCAAAGGTACATGGTGGTAGTCAAAGCGGTACATCACTTACAATAGCAAATATACACCAAACACCTGTTGCGGGTGATGTGTTGACATTTACAGGTGGTGCAGTTGCAGGTGCGGCGCAGACAGGTACATCACTAGACGTAGACGGATTAGATGTAACCCCATCTGTAAATGATACATTTACTATAGAAGGTGACACAACTGTATACACAGTAAGCGCAGCAACGGCTCTTGTAGGTACAGCATCTACTCTTACAATAACACCAGAGTTAGCAGTTACTCCTACAGACAACGCTGTTCTTAGTTTCAGATATACTATAGCCACAGGCGGCGTGAGTTTTTCTGCAGGTGTAAACAGAGCAACATTAACATTTGACCAAACAATGGTGGTCAATCCGTCAGATCAAGATGACATTACGTTTGTATCTACCGTACTAGACTACCTTGCATTAGGCGTAGCAAGCTGGGAAAGCCAAGCTATTGTTGCTAAAAATGATGACATATACAGCACTACAGGTACTGGCTATACTAAAATAAATGTGCCTAGTTATGGTACTGTATTAGTAAATGGTGGAAGCCAAACAGGTTCGTCATTAGCGGTAGATGGTTTAGACGCTACTCCGCAACCACAAGATCAGTTTACTATTGCTGGTGTAGACTTAATATATACAGTTACAGCAGCACCTAGCGTTACTTCTGGTGCAGCAACTATAAGCATAGACCCAGCACTTAACTCTAGCCCAGCAGATAATGCCGCCATTACATTTATATCTACCAGTAGAGAAGGTGCATCACGTACCCGGTTTGCTAAATACAACTACGATGGTACGCAAAAGATTGCTATAGTTGACGGTGCCAATGCACCAGCCACATATGATGATAGTATATTTACAGTACTAAACGATGCTCCAGCAGATGTAAAAGGCTCATCTTTTGTAAGCAATTTTAAAAATGCTTTGTTCTTTGGTAAAGGAACTAATCTTAATTTTACTGCACCATATACAGACAATGACTTTTCAGTAGCTAATGGCGCAGGTGCAATCAACGTAGGCTCACCAATTACTGGACTAGAAGTATTTCGTGACCAATTAATTATTTTTACTGAAGTATCTATACAAAGATTAGTCGGTAACACTATCGCAGACTTTACATTGCAGCCAGTAACAAACGATATTGGCTGTATTGAAAGTGACACCATTCAAGAAGTCGGCGGTGACATTATGTTCTTAGCACCTGATGGTCTGCGACTGTTAAGTGCAACAGATAGAATTGGTGACTTTGGATTAGGTGTTGTATCTAAAACTATACAGGATGACTTAACGACATTTATTTCAGCGAATACAAATTTTTCAAGTTGTGTTATTAGAGAAAAGTCGCAGTATA